TTCTTACCTCGGCTTGTACGCTTAGTCTCTCGGTTCAGAAACAAAATAACAACTCGAACCAAGGTACGGAGCAAACAACTAATGTTGATTCTCTTAGTATTAACCCTTTATTAAAAAAATGATTATGTCAAAAAACATTTGGGATGCTACCTTAGATGTAGACAATGATATTAAACAAAATTCGTTTGATTGGTCTCACTCTAGTAATTTGACTACTCAGATTGGACGTATTACGCCTGTGTTCTGTGACCTTGTACCTGCTAAGACTTCATTTCGTGTGAAGCCTGATTTTGCTCTGCAATTGATGCCTATGGTGTTTCCTATTCAAACACGTATGCGTGCATCTATTGCTTGGTTCCGCTATCCTCTTCGTGCTCTTTGGAAAGATTACAAGGATTATGTAGGTAATTTCCGTGAAGGACTTGTAGAGCCTTATCTTAACATCAATACACAAGAACGACTTGAAAAGATGTGCGGTACTGGTTCTCTTGGTGATTATCTTGGTTTGCCTTCTACTCTTGTAGGCTCTTATGGCTCTGGTAATGCGTTGTCTTTTGATACATCTACGGGCGCTACGAATACTGTGTATAAGCTATGCAATAAACCTCTTGCTGTCGGTTCTGTGTTGAGTCCCACTGCTGTTGGTGCTTGTGAAAACTTGTATCATTATGGTCGCATTTTTAAGGGCGCATCTACTCTTTCATTTAAGAAAGGTTTGATTTACCGTGTTAAGTTCCAACTTAATGCTCCTTCCAACTCTTATACTTTCGATGTTATGAAGTCCTTGAATTACGCTACTCCGCAATTTGGTGTAATCGTTTCTAATAAGGTTGTACATGTGCAGTCGGTTTCTCCGCTGTATTCTACGAATCAGGATGCATCTCAGCTTTATTTGTCTTTTACTTTTACTTCTCCTTCTGATTGGGCCTCTAATACTGCATTGTTCTTGTCTTGGAATGCTTCTTCACAAACTGATAATCCTGCGTTGCTTACTGCATTATCTATATTCAAACAGGTTGTGAGTAGTAGTATTATTGAGTCTTCTCCTTCTGATATTACTGAGTTAACTCTTGCTACTTCTCCTTGGTATAATTCTAATAGTGATAAGAAGAATAAACAAGTTCGCCTTCTTGCTTATGCTCATCGTGCATATGAAGGTATCTATAACTGCGTTTACCGTGACAATCGTAATAATCCTTATTACATCAATGGTGAAGTACAGTATAATAATTGGATTCCTTCTATGGAAGGTGGAGAAGATAATAACGTTTATGAATTACGTTATGCAAACTGGGAGAAAGATTTCCTTACTACCGCAGTACAGTCGCCACAGCAAGGAATTGCTCCGTTGGTTGGAATCACGACATATGAAACATCCTCAATCAACGAGGAGACAGGAAAACCCGTATCTAAGGTTGCTCTTGTTGATGAGACAGGTAAACGGTATGCCCTTGAGTTTGAATCATCTGTTGACGGCTCCACCCTTGAAGGAGTCAAATACGTTGAACTTGAAAACGGTACACAGGTTCGCTCTGTCCGTAATCTTATGGACTTGGCTACATCAGGTATCTCGATTCCTGACCTTCGTATGGTTAACTGTTACCAAAAATTCCTTGAATTGAATATGCGTAAAGGCTATTCTTATAAGGATATCGTAGAAGGTAGATTCAATGTTAAGGTACGTTATGCTGATTTGTTGATGCCTGAGTTTTTCGGAGGTTTTTCTCGTGACTTGAATATGAATTCAATCTCTCAGACTACTGATAAGACAGCAGAAGGTGAAGGTTCATATAAAGATGTTCTTGGCTCACAAGCAGGTGTTGGTTACTTCCGTGGCAATACTGATTACAATATAGAGTGCTTCTGCGATGAGGAGAGTATTATCATGGGATTGCTTGTTATTACACCGCTTCCTGTTTATACTCAGTTGTTGCCGAAGCATTTTACTTATGGTTCACTTCTTGATCACTTCAACCCTGAGTTTAACAACATCGGCTTCCAGCCTATCAGTTACAAGGAGGTTGCGCCTATTCAGGCATTTAATGATGATCCTGACTCACTTACCAAGACATTTGGTTATCAGCGTCCGTGGTATGAATACTGTCAGCGTTATGATCAAGCTCACGGTTTGTTCCGTACCCAGTTGTCGAACTTCCTGATGCATCGTGTGTTTGATGTCAAGCCTGAGTTGAGTCAATCCTTTTTATTGATTGACCCTGAGCAAGTTACTGATGTATTCAGTGTTACTGAAACTACTGATAAGGTGTATGGTCAAGTATTCTTTGATATTACTTGTAAATTACCTGTTGCACGTGTTGCTATTCCTCGTCTTGATTAGTATGAGAGAATATTATATTATTCGTTATTTCGATGATAAGGATGTTATGCGTACGATTCATCAGGATTTTAAATGTTTGTTAGATGAAGAAGTACAAGTGATCTTTGACGAGTATAAGAAAAAATATTATGGTGTAGCGATTTATAAACGCTTTTTACCTGCATAGAGAACTGATTTTTTCTTCCTTTTTTCTTTTGCGCTACTTAGCATTGGCATTCAGGATAGATAAAACCAAGGGTTATTTTGTTAAATATTTGTTAAATCTTTGCGTGTGCGTTTCGCGCGCGCAATTATTTAACGGATGTTTAACGGAATGTTCATTGGTTGTTCTAGACTGCAATACCTTCCTTTGTAGCGTAATTGAAAATTGGACGAAAAAAGTAGTTCGCTTACACGCTGCATAGTGTTTTATTAACTTAAATATATTTATTATGGCAAAAAGAATTTTAAAGGCACAAATCAAGCCTTGTACATGTACTGTCTGTGCAGATACTGATAAATTGATTACAAAAGAAGGCTTAGCCCTTACCCCTGCTAAGGTAAAGGAATTGACAGACCGTGGTATAGCTGTTAATCTTCCGAATTCGAATAATTTCCTCCAACCTGAAAAGGGTTCATCTTGGTTCGTTGAGCCTATGTTCCGTAGAGATGCTAATATGTGTTCCGTATGGGAACAAGAACAAGTTGCGAAAGCTAAGGTTGTCGGTGCTCATAAGCGTGATAAACAGTTATACGGAGAGTAGTTATGGCTCTTAAAGATTTCTTCAAAGGTGCCGCCGGAGGTATTGTTTCCGGTCTTGGTAATATTGTTGGTTCTATTCAGAACAACAAAAATGTTGACAAACAGTTGAATGCCGCACGTGAAGAAGCTGAGAAGAATCGTAAATGGAATTCAGAAGAAGCACAAAAATCTAGGGATTATGCTACGGAGATGTGGAACCGTAATAATGCTTATAATTCTGCTTCTGCTCAGAAATCCCGCCTTATTGAAGCGGGCTTGAATCCTGACCTTATGTATGGTGAAGGTTCTACAAATGTTGCTGCTTCTGCTCCTAATGCTGCACAGGCATCAGGAGGATCTGTTGCGGATACTTCTGCTTATAATCGTACTCGTACCTTTGGTGACTCTGTCATGCAAGCAGGTGTTCAGGCTATGAATTATCGTCTCCTCAATGCTCAGGCTGATAAGACTGATGCTGAGGCTAAGAAGATTGAAGCTGAAACTGAAGGTACTACTACTCAAAACGAGTGGCTCCCTCGCCTTCTCGCTGCGTCTCTTGATAAGAACGAAGCTGAGATTGATAAGATTGCTTCTGATATGGATGTTAATGCGGCTTCTGTTCGCAAAATTGCTAATGATATAAATGAATCTCTTACTCGTATTCGTGGTATTGAGGCTGATATCGAAAATAAAACAGTTGTCCAGGCTCAAAATTGGTTCAAACTTAACATCGATAAGTCCCTCAGTGAAGCCCACGTTAAACAGCTTGCCTCGCAAACAGGTCTCAATAATGCACAGATTCGGAAAATCTACGCATTACTTCCTTATGAGGTGCAGGATTTGGTTTCTTCGGCTTCTCTTAAGGATTCCGAAGCAGGACTACATTTTGTTGAGCAAGGATTAGTCATGCTCAAGCAGATTGCTCAGAAAACGCAAAATCTACAACTTGGTATCATGGTTGATTCTGCCAAGATTGACTTGGATAGAAAGCAGGCATTGGACGAATCATACCGTTCTTCGGACGGTGAATACACGACTTTGTCGAAAGCTATCTTTCTTCTTCAGGACATGGTGAAATCCTCTATTGGCGCTTTGTTTAAAAAGTGATTGGCGGGATTGTTCTCCCGCCTTTTACGATTTATTCCAAAATCGTTTATGTATAACTCGATTATTATAAAGCAACTGACACATATTTGTGTATCAACCGTTTACGGTCAGTGCGATTTGACGTAAAGTGCTCCTTCTGTGAGCTATAATATATATTTCTTATGCAGTTATATTGTGAACATCCTGTAATACTCGTAAATCATCGTCTTGGTTATTATTTGTCCATATGGCGTAAATATGTTACTCCGAATGGTGTTACCGAAATATCCATTTTTGAAGCCTCTTATTATCGCTATCAGTTTCCCGCCTATCGTTATACACCCAAACGTTTTGGTGTTACTATGGACAATATCGAGGAATTCAATGTTGTTTCTCCTGACGGTGAGATGTATCCTATGTTTATCGCCGTCCCTTGTAGTAAGTGTGTGCTTTGTCGTAACAAAAAGACCAATGATTGGTCATTTCGTGCTCTTTGTGAGAATGTATATTCCACCTCTCAGCCTCTATTCCTGACTCTTACGTATAATAATGAACACCTTCCGAAATGCGGAGTATTTAAAGAGGAAGTACAGTTGTTTATGAAACGTTTACGTATCAACCTCGATAGAAAAGGTATCACTCATAATATTCGTTACTTTGCTTGTGGAGAGTATGGTTCTAAATCCCTTCGCCCACATTATCATATCATTTTTTGGAACTTCCCCTCAGAGCAGTTTCATTGTATCACCTCTGTTCTTCATTTCGTTGAACGTTCTTGGAGGATTGACGGTAATTCTATTGGTTATGCATATTGTAAACCTTGTGATAAAGGTGCTATATCTTATGTCATGAAGTATATGAGAAAGGAAATTAAACTTCCTCAAGGTAAGAATGAACCTTTTTTCCTGTCTTCTCGTAAGAATGGTGGTCTTGGTGCTCAATTCGCTAGAGATAACAAGGCTTTTTATTGGAAGAATCCACAATGCTTGACTATGACAGTTACAGACCCTTATTCAGGTATGGAAGTTACCAGTAATATGCCTCAATACTTTAAGAATTTATACTTTCCTTCGAATTCTAAATTTCTTGACAAACAAACTAGAGATTCTTATAAGCGTCTCTTGAAACACATATCCGACCGTATGGAAATCGAGCGTCAAATGATGAATATCACACAAAGGTATTACACTCCTAAGGTATCTTCTCTCGAAAAACGGATATTGAAAAAGTTTTCATTTCTTAAAGAACCTATGTATTTTAAACCTGTGATTAAAAAAACCTATGATAAATCTGCTTTGTTTCGTTTATATCATAACTACAATGAACTTGCCGTAAATGAGTGTAGATATTTGGCTTTGATTTCTTATGATGAAAAGTATGCTGTTTCACGTGAAATAATGTTATCAAAAAGACGTGCATCTTTAGATTACTTTTTCGGTAATAAAAAACTTCTAGATATAAATGATGTTAAGTACAGGCTAATTCAGTCTCAAAAACTTGCACAAGAAAGAGAAATTATTTAGCTTTGTATTGTCATTAAAACATATTAAAATTTTTATATTATGAAAGAAGAAAAGAAATTTCGTGAAATTCAATTGATATGAAAGAAGTAAAAAAAACTTTTTTGAAGTGTACCCTTAACTTTGTTAATCCTGAAACATTGGTTACTGAGTTTTCATTGTCATTGGGTATTATTGAACGTCCTCAACACGGAGAGAAAATTCGTGTTCTTCTTGCTGAAAATAATCTTGAATACCTAGTTCTTACTAGTTATGAAGAAATTTTGAATCCTAATTATTCACCTTTAACTGATTTTAAAAAATGAAGTTGACAAATGACCAAATTCACAAAATCATTACTGCGGTCTGCACCTGTATTACTACAATTGCGGCTATCATTCTTACCTCGGCTTGTACGCTTAGTCT